TCCATTGAACTTTCGTTACCCATAGATTCCATATCGGTATCCATATCGGTACCCATATTCTCCATGTCAACACCAGTGTCAACATCCGAATCATCGTCACCTGTAGAATCTAAATCGTCGATTCCTTTACTTGGTTCGTTATCGAGGTCTGTGTCATTTTCAGAATCGTCTGCTGTTGCATCGTCATCTGACATATCGTCTCCCTCTTCTTCAGGATTAGTTTCGTCTTTAGGTTGTTCACCCATTGGATCTAACTTCTCCTCTTCTTCCAATGATTCCTTAAGCAAGTCATTCAGTTCTTGTTTCATTGTTGAAGCAAGTATACCCTTTGCATTTTGCTTTACTGCTTCTTCAAGTGTTTGTACTTGAAGTAACGCTTGTTCTAAAATTGATTTTTCAGTCATTGTGAAATTTTGTTTTTATTATCTTATAAATACTACGATTTTATGAAAAATTTAGTTTTTCAATATTAATAACCCTATAAAATTCATTATTTGGATAAAAAACTATCTAAATTACCCATTAGTTTTTTCATTCTGTCGTCAACTGCGGGTTTCTCTGCGATTGCTTCTTGGTATTGTTCTCTTTCAGATGGGTCTTTAAAAACATATGCCCCCGGAGTAGATGGGGACGATACTAAATCAAAACAAACCAATTCAAAATCTTCCTGAACGATATTTTCCCCTCTTACATTTTTAAGAGAACCAACACCACGAGATGATATACCTAAAGTAGCTCCATTCATTAATAACATTGCCGCTTGGTCTCCCTTAGTAGAAACAATACCCATCTTCTTCCAACCTGGAGAAGTGAATAATTTTATTTTACCCATTAGGATTTTACCATCCCACCATGTTTCAAGAATTGAATGTGAAACTCTATCTAAATCGATAAGAGATGATGATGGATGATTTAATTCGTTTAGTGCGCCACCCTTTTTAATAAGAGATTGATATTTTTCATTTTCTCTCTTAAGGATGACTTCGGGATAGATTCTCCCGTTTTTGTTTGGAGTGTCGTATTTTTGTAAAACAGCATAAAGGATTAGGTCTTGCGAAAAGTCCACATCCTTCATTTCTGATATAATTCTTTTGTTTTCGTCTGGGGAAACGTAACCAGCGTCGTATTCAATTAATAATTTTCTACCGTCTTTAAATGTATAATCCTTTTCCATATGTCAATAAATATCATAATACTTCCATTTATATCCACCAGCCGAATTTCTTTTACCTTTTAAGACATAATTAATTGTGTTAACCAATTATCCTTATGTGTTTTTTTGTATTTAGATTTTCTTAAATGGTCTTTAAATCTTTGATTTGGGTTATCAGATTTACCAACATATCTCACTTCGTCATTGTGTATTAAACAATATATATAAGTTTCTTTAAAACCTATTGTATCCATTTATATAAATACATCAATACCTAAGTTATTTCTTGCTTTTGTTAAAATTGAATAGTTTTTTATCTAATAAACCATTATCTATTAAAGATTCTGTTAAATTTGATATAGTATTTTTTATTTCTTTAGACCTAACATCAAACTGTTTATCTACATATAATGTTACCTCTAAATTCATAAAAGACCTTTTTTCCATTTTAATTCCCTTAGTCCTTATATCTAAGTCAACAATAGATTGTTGTTTAAAATATGGATTTTGTAAATTATAAATGATTTCTTTTATTTTTCTTCTTGATTTTGAAATTAGATAATCAAAATCGTCGGTTTCATTTTCTGGTTGTAACCAAGAATTTAATTTTAAATAAATGGTTTTTAGATTTTTAAAATCAACGGTACCATAACCGTATTTTACGTTGTTGTATATTCCTAATGGAATGTACTTACCTGTTTTCATTAATTTTCATTCATTGACATTTTATTATGGTGTTAATAAAAATATAAACAAAAAATGATATAATACCAAAAAAATTTTATATATTTGTAATATACTTATGTATTATGATTATAATTGACCTTGCAAAAGAAAGAAACATTGAATCTGCGTTAAGAACTTACAAACAAAAAGTTCAAAAAACTAAACAAATTCAAAAATTGAGGGAAAGACAACAGTTTGTAAAACCTTCAGTTAATAGAAGGAAAGAAGTTTTAAAGGCGGTATATGTTCAACAAATAAAAAATGGTCTTAGTTAAGACCATTTTTTAATTCTGTTAATCTGTAGTAGTTGTACTTAGATGTTGTCATTTTACTAACTTCATCTTTTACTTTATTTAGTTTAGTGGTTAAATCAGAGTCGTTTGATTCACTTAAAAGTGTTGATACCTGATTAATAATTGATTCCGATAATTCATTACTTTTAGTTATTAAATCATCATAAGAAATTGATAAAATATTTTTTAACTCTTCTTTTTGTGATTCTGATAATGTGTTAGAATATAGTACGTTAAAATTGTTTGCTAATACCGCTTGCAGTAATGTTTCATTTGGTATAATTTTAGAATCTTTAGACTCTTTAATTTCCTTTTTAGTTGTTAGATGTTCCACTAATTTCTTTTTTGCAATAACCTTTTTTTCAATATTTGATAATGAATCTTTTTCAGATATTATATCTAAAGACCCATATAATTCGTTAGTTTCAATTTCACTATTACCCAATTTACTATGTAGAGATTCACAAAACATATTTAAACTATCCCAATTACCTATTGGTTGGCCAAAATATGTATTTAATCCCTCAACATATAACTTCGCAGTTTCTTTATCTTCAATATATTTACTTTCAATTTCTTCATAGAACAAATACATTTCTTTAAAGTCTTTGTTTTCTTTGATTGTAGTTAATATATTCTTAATTTCTGTCTTATTTTCATTTGCATAAGATTCAGTCAATTTGTTTAATAATTTAGATTTAAGTGCCCCAAATTTGTTCATTTTTAGTCGTTTAAAATATCGTTCAATTTATTTTCTATTTCATAAATATTCTGTTGTGCCTTTTTCATGTCAAATAAGGAACTAAAATCTTCCTTCTCTTCACCTAACATACCTAATATCTTTGATTTTTTTGATTCACTTAATGGACCTTCACCGGCAGCGGCTCCACCCGATGGTGCTGGAGGTGCTCCACCACCTAAATCCATTCCACCACCCATATCTCCACCCGCAGCTTCTGCTCCTGCAGCTTCAACTGCCTTTCTTTCTTCTTCAGGTATACCATATTTTTTATCTACTTCATCGAATATACCAGAACGTTTAATAATCAATTGACTATTTTGTAATTCCATACCTACAGCTCTTTCAAGACGTTGTTGTTGTAAGTCAAGTAAAACTTCACTATCACTCATACCAAGAATATTTTTCTTAGCCCATGTATGTGATACTGGTAAAATACCAACTTGAGATTGGTCGGATGTTGCATCTTTATAAAGTGTAATCTTTTCTTTCCAAGTTTCAATTCTTAATAAATCAGATTGTTGAGATGGATTTGTTAATGATAATGAAAAACTATTCAAATCATCTTCTAAACCTAATAAATAAAGATGCATTAATGCAATCTTATTTAATTCTTGAATTAATGATTTTTGAATTTTATTAATTGTTCTTGCAAAACGGATGTCCATTAATGCAAGGTTTTTACCATCCCCAACAACTTCTTCAAAACCTAAGAACGCCTTAGGAACACGAAGTGCTGCTAATAATTTCTTTTGAATATATTCAATATCAGCAATCTCACCTAAGTTTTGTGCTCCGGGTAATGTTTCAATGGGGTTGGTTTGTGATGGGTCACGAACAGGAATAAAATAATCTTGGTCTACCGCCATTTGATTATATCTCATGTCCACGTTACCATTACGAGGATCTTGAATTTGGTCTCTTTTAAATTTGTTTGCAACACGTTGTACATATGGTTCAATATCTTTATCGTCCATATTACCAACGAATACTTTGAATACACGTCTTTCAGGAGCTCTTGATGTTCTGTAAATTAACATTGCATCTTCAGCAAGTAAAAGTTGTTTCCAAATTCTTCTAATTTTATCTAACATAGAAGTACCATATGGTAACTTTCTATCGTCACCCAATAATCTAAAGTGAGCAATTTCCCATGCTTGAAATTCTAAATCTTTGTTTTTCCAATTAAATCTTAATTCACGAGTTGGATTTTTTAAATCATTTTGTTGGTTTGCGGTCTTTGTTGATGCACCCTCCAATCTCTCAATTTCCATATTAGGTAATTGTTGACAACCAATAATTCCTTTTTCTGGGTCTATTTTTAAATAAACAAAATCATCACCGTACTTACAAAGACCTCTTGTCCACATTTGTAAGTTTGTGTTTATGTCTAATTTATTATTAAATAAATCATCTAATATTTTTTTTACTCTATCTGATTCTGAATAAATGGTTAATATTTCACCTTTCTCAGACATCGTTGTTGATTCTTCAGCATATATATCCAACGCTGCGGATATTTCTGGAGTAAACTCCATAGATTCATAATCGTAATATGCTGCTAATCTATTTGGTTCATAATAAACCGATTGATTATATACCGATTGGTCTAACTTAGTCCACTTATCGGCAATGAATTGACTTTGTTGCGCTTGCAACATCGCCCTTTCGTAATCTTCCCTATTGTCTGTTTTTAATAATTCGTCTTTATTAAAGTTAAATGACGGTGTATTCTCGGGTCTTACTTGACCGGGAAAACCAAACATTCTCGTTAATTTCTGAAAGACGGTATAATTCTGTTCTGCCATGTATATAAATACTTTTCTTTATAATATAAACTAAATTATTGATAATACGAACATTATTTTGACTTTGCAAATAACCAATTATATTCTTGATACTGATTTTTACCCGGTACATTACGTATATCTCTAAACGCTGGATTATCATCTACACCCATCGAACCAATTTGGTCAAAAGCCGTTCCATATGAATAAAATGATTTATTTGGTTCATAAGTTCTTTCAGATAACGTCCACGAATCCAACATCGCCTTGTTTTTCGCCTCATTTTTTTGTAACTGATTGAAACACATATCAGCAGCATACAAGGCCATAGACATACTCATAATAGCGTCATCGTGCGCACCTTTCATATGGTCAGGTCTACCATTCATATAAACGAACGTATTAAGTTCATTTAATAACCTACTAGACCTTACCTTAAATCCCTTTCTAAGTTGTTCTTCAAATGCCGCAACAATTTGTGTTCTCTTATTGTTAAAATTTATACCTGGAATTTTATCCATGGCCTTTTTGTTCCATTCCCAAATATTTTGGGTATTAATACCATCAATGTATAAATTTTTATAGTTCATTTCTTGTAATTTCCTTGAAGTTGCAACACCCATACCTCCCGTAATGTCAATTACTATAAATGCTTCATATAATATACCCCATTTATATGCAACTGCAGCTAAATCGTCGGGTGGTATTTTACCAATATATTCCGCAACTTGTTCTCTTTCATCAAAATCAATGATGTTGATGGATGAGAAATCTTCACTATCTCCTCTACTAACATCCACACCCATAATATAACGATGCCCTTGAACTGGTTCTTTCCAATGCCAAAACGTACCTTGCATATACTTTTCTTTGGGAATGTTAATCATGTTTTTAGCAATGTTTTCTTGGATATCACCAGGAATTACTCCGTCACCCGAACCTAAAAAGTCACATTCTAATTCCTGTGCAATTTTACGTCTATCATATTTAAATTTCTTAGACATTGATTCAAACCAAGATGAAAATGGTTTATAACCATCTTCAATTAGTTTATTATAATCTGTCATATCGAAATCACGTAAAACAACTTCATCGTCGTTATATTGTTCTCTATTCAACATGTAATGACAGATATCAGAACACTTAACCCAATGTAAATCTTTTGTATAACGAGGGTCTTTAAACCATCTTAAATCACTAATATGGAAATCATTTAATCCACGTAATGATTGGTCATAAACACCGTAATAAATTGGGTCATATCCGTTTGGTGTTGAAATAAGAATAATCTTACCACCTGTTGATAGGGACGCCATAGATGCTGCCCAAAAATCGTCTCCAGCTTCTATATATGCCGCCTCATCAAATATAAGTATGGTGGGGGTATAACCACGAAGAGCATCTGCAGATGTTGCAACCGCCTTAACCTCACAACCATTATTTAATCTAAATCTACTTTCTGAGTTTTTATCGGCTGAAAATCCTACATTAATCCAATCTGGCCATTGTTCTAAAAAATGTCTAACCTTATTAGCCATCTCCACCGCAGTATCACGTTTGTTCGCAATAAGTAAAACCCTTTCAGGATTATCTGGTTTTGCTAATTGTAATTTTTTAGATAACCACGCAGCAGTTACTGTGGTAACACCCGCTTGTCTATACTTTCTTGTAATATTTTCATTATAATCATCGTAATCCTGAATTAATTGAATTTGGTCTTCAAATAAATCCATTGGAACATATTTCTTCTGTGTGTTGTCAAATGTTTGTAGGTACGTTCTTAATGCGTAAGGTGTATCCTTCATTATTTTCGCATACTCCATCAATTGTTCTGATCTGCTGTTCATATATATAAATATAAAAAAAGGAGGTTAAAACCTCCTTATGTTATTTTCTAGGTAGTAAGACACCACCATCGTCATCATCTTCATCATCTTCATCATCTTCACCACCACCCGATAAATCGATTCCCAGTCCCTTTAAAAGGTCTCTCATTGAATCGTCACTTGTTTTACTTGTAACATCATCTAAGTCATCTCTAAAAATGCCAATAGCATCTTCATATTCTTGGTCGGCAAACATTTTACGTATACCATCAATATATTTTATCATTAATCTTTTACCATCACCCGTTTGACCAATTACCTCCTTCATGAATACTAAAAATTCTTTAGCTGGCAATTCATAAACAGTTTTTAAGAAGTATAATTGAATTTCTCTTAAACCTTCTTCATGTGTAATATCGTCAGGAAACATTGACCTAATTCTTCTCCAAATTTCTGGTCCTAACCTAATATCCCAACTCTCATAATTTACAATATCTTCTTGTTCTTTAACTTTATTCCAAAGTTCTTCGTCATACTCACCTACACTATTTTTAGGGATACCATTTATTGCCATGAAGTCTAAAAATCCTTTAAAACACTCATGAACTAAAACTGGAAAATTAATTCCTCTAACAACTATTTTTGGTAACCCACCTTCTTCTTCACTATCTTCAACACTTTCAGTACCTGCCGGTGTAAACCCCGGTCTATTGATTTTAGAATCAATTTCACTATCATCATATTGCCAATACATAACATCATTTACTGACATCATAATACCATATAAGTCAATTAATGAATCTGAACCTGTAATTTTTTTAATATCGTCAGTAACTGAATGATAACTATAATGTCCCTTTTCAGACGCACCTTGAGTAATTGCGTTAATTAATCTTCTCTTTGCTCTTTCTAAATCTAATTTTTGTAAATCCGTAAATAATTCTTTTTCAACATCAACAGCCTCAATATTAATTGAATCTCCTTTTGCTTTTTGAAAATCATCTAAATTCATTTCATTTAATGGAGTCATTTTAACGTCCCATTGAACTAAATTGTCTGGTATTTTAAATTCATCTATTACAATTTTTATCGCAAGTTGTTCTAATTCTTGATGATGAGCCATTTCTAATCTCATAATCTCATTACTCGCGTTTTTCATTAAACCCATTAACTCATAGAATTTTTCATCTCCTTTTAAGTTAATTCTCATTTTACCACCTAAATAATGTTTTACATTTTGTACAACTTCTTTATATCTTTCTGATGCTAATAATTCTTGGAAATTAGAATTAGGTTCATCCCCACTTTTTGGTAACGGAACCTTACTAATTGGTGTATCGTTTGATTTTAATTTCTTTTCAATATCCGCATGAGGTCTATGTTCGGTATCATAATCCATAGCCATTTCATAGATATTTTCAGTAACGATTTGTATTAAATCTTTCTTGGTGATTCTTTTCATGTTATTTTTTTTCTGCTAATGCTTTTGGAATTTGTTTTGGGAATTTACCCGGACTTAATGGGTGTTTTGGTTTTGTACCTGGAGCCACCTTTGGTTTAGTTGGGGCTGGTTTTGTTGTTGTTCCACCTTCAGCCACTTCTTTTTTACCTTTTACAGACTTAAGACTTGCCCATTTTAAAAAATCAGGT